TGCGGCCTCTTCTGCGCAGGGGTCTTCAACAAATTCCTGTACTTCTTCTTGAAGTTTCTTCATGGCATAATCCATCAGCTCTGTTTCTGATGCTTTTCTTGTGGCAAAGGACTTGCCTGCGTCTGCAATCACTCCAGGGATACGATCCCTGATTAACTTTTGATAAATCTTCTTCATAACTTTAGTTCCTTCATTTCTCCCAGGTTCTTGCCAGCTGAGACATTAACCTTGAATACATCATACCTTGTTTTCTGGAACGTGTCAAGCAAATTCAGCAATTCGGGGCGATCTTCGTCAGCCAGATCGATATAGACCGCATCGTGTATAAGAAATGAAATGTGACTCTTCCTCCCCCTCAGAAGCTCGTAGACTTTGTAAGCCTGTTCGTGCACCATGTCGATTGTGGTGCTTTGAATGATGTAGTTGAGAGCATGATGCTCGTCTACGTTCTCTATTATTCTACCATAATCCGTCGTAATTTTTAAGCCATCCCAGTACTTATTCCGCACCAAATCTTTGTTATAAAGGCGCTCTAACTGCTTGTTTTCCTTATTAGAATACAACCACGCGAAGGTTTTCACCTTGGCTTCGTCGCGGGTTAGTTTACCGTCGAAAATGTTCTTGACATTCCAGTTATGAATGTCGTTCTTGGGCTGCTCGACACCTGCGAGAGCCAACAGCGTCCGCAGTTCGGCCGCATTGAAGTCAAGCTCCACCAGCCAGTCGTTCTTTGGTTTAATACACGCGCGGAACTCTTTGTTCATCGTGAGAATTGGGAAGCTGTTGGGGTTGGTGGCCAGTCGGCCAGTGATCGTCCCCCACGGATTATAGTCGCAGACAGGTTTAACGGACTGAATCGTGCGATGAAAGTTCTGGCCTCGCACCGAAGCGAGCAGGTGCCCAATGGGAGCGACGTCTAAATTAAGAGGTCGCGACCGAATATCCTCTAACACCTCTATCAAATTATATAGATGGTCATAGTTAGCCGGCCGAGGAAAAGAACGAAGAACGTGTTCCGTTATTTTATTTTTAGTGTTTAAGTATTGGTAAAGAAAATATTCGGGCACAGTATCATAAAAACAGTTATCCTCTAGTGAGAGCCGTGCCGTCTGAAAAGACTTGAGGCACGCGCGAAGCGTACTCTTGATTGTCCCCCATTCCTCTTTCAACTCAGGGGGACAAACGTCTGTTAGTTTTTTGCCTTCCGCATATATACGACCCAAATCATAGTTGGAACCAGGTAGATGAGAAGAGTACTCCCAGGTTGCGCCCTCTAACGGCGGCGGTGCTCCTGGCTTGAGTAAGTTGTTGGTAAAGTATCCTACACAATCTTTCTTGTGGTCGAGAATTTGAAAGAGAGGATGATTCATCTTCTTAATGGTATCATATCCCCACTCAATGTCAAGGAGCTTTATTATTTTTTAGGGGGGACGAGGCCATTTTTACGAATGTCCCCAAGAGAGCGTCCTGTAAGTTGCGTGAGGGTGACAGGATAGGAATAACGCCGGTAATGGTTGTTGATGACGCCGGCGGCTCGCTGGTATGCACTGATTGGAAGAGGGGTTGGGGTCCAATATGCTTGGTACGCTGCACGACGAAGGCGCTCTACCTCATGATCCTCATAGGGAGCGTCGCTCTCCGCCTGTCGGATATCTAGATATAGATCGATTAAGAATTGAGGACTCAACTGAGAGCGCAATTGCTCAGCATTATAGGGTTCCCGGGGGTGAGAGGAGTGTTCAAACGTTCCATCTGGACGCTGGGTTCGGCGCCGATAGAGAGGCGACCCCAGTACTGCATAACGATATGCTGACAATAAAGTCTCCTGAAGGTCTTCCAGGTCTGTCATATAAGTGGGGGTGTAGTAGGTGGGGAAAAAGTTGTGCTGCGTGATGGGCTCATACGTTAACGGATTTAAATATGTATATAAAAATTTAGCAAGAGCCTTTGTAAAAAGATCTGCCGTGAGCACCCACGGTTTATTCTCATCCACCAGAAACCCAAAGCGCTTGGCGGCATTTACATAATACCGATAGTTAGCGTCACTAATAAATTCATTATACTTGACAGCATCATCTGCGGCATCGTGATTGGAAATGGCAACTGAAAGGCCAGTTGACATGGGGTCAAGGCGATAGGAGAGCATATAGGTACTTTTGGTTATAGGCATAAAATGAGACAGACCTTTCAAGAATGGGCCATAATAAGAAACAAAGGTTTCAAACCCATCAATGGGGCGCTCTGCGGGGGGGAGAAAACTCAAAAGAAATGACTGTGCCAGATTTTGATGAAAGGTTCTATAGGCCCTGGTGGGGTCCTCGTATCCTCGCATGGCTGTCGGGGCAAGCAGCACTGCGTTGCCGGTCTTGGAGACGGCCCCCGCCATATAGGCATTAGCCATATGAGTACCAAATCTTTTAAACCCATCCGCCACAAAATCAAATACAAAAAGAGGCTTAGTTGAGCCTGCTATCTGCTTAAGAAAAGAAGTCTTGAGAATAAGACTATTTTTGTCGCGGTCAATCCGTCCATAAAAAGCTCGATTGTACCACGTATCTAAACCTGACGGCACTCCGGACGAAGGCTGAGGGTATACTTCGTCTTTGTAGAGGGTGCGCTGAAAGGAGGCTGCAAAAGCTGTGAGATTATTCTTGCCAAGAGGATCTTGAAGATCTTCAACTGTAAAAATAAAACCATTTGCGTTACTTATTTGTAGTGCCATCGTTTATACATATCCCATGCTTAGAGTTCCTCGGGCCCGGGGCCGGCGACGGAGGGGCTGGGGGCGTCCGGATACCATACCGCGCGGCCTAATCTAGAGTTCCAAAGGTAATTCCACCCGGGTGGCGGGGCGTAGACACTGACTCCGGCTGGGGGGCGAACTGCGCCCATGGCATCCAGCTTCTCCGCGACTGCTTCGGGAGTATCTCTCGGTGTCACGCCAGCACCTTGATAGGCCTTCCTTTCCAGCTGCGCAGTTTCCAGCTCCTCCCGGGCGTCTTCCTCGTCGAGAGCATGATATTCCTCTAGATCTTCCCATGCCGCTAGCTTGCGCTCAGCGACGGTCCGCGGGGTGAGTGCCGGACCGTCGTCGGTAACTCCCGTCGTGTCTCCTGCGATGCTCTCAAAGGGGTCCCCGGACTCCTCTCCCTCGTCAGCATCGTCGTCCCCTCCCGTGGGGCCCTCATCCGGTGGAGGGTCTTCAGCCACGGGTGAGCCATAGTAATTAATATTCGATATCGACTCGTTCATTGTCATATCAAACGCAGACATCTGCTGAATAGCATTAACGGATGTCTCATAGCCAGAGGTGCTTACTTCATGACCCACCTTGGTAACTAAGAAATAGCCGCCCAGTCCAATGAGGCGCGCGATATTAGGAATTCCCCCAATAGCCCGGGCCGAGCCGGCGCCGATTGCTATGGGATCAATATACACAAACGTCCCGTTCTTCTGAAGACCATTGCCTATCATGCTCAGATCAACAGTATACAACTCCTTAAGCTGCTGGGCGCCCAAAGAGCCATCTTTGCTAATCCGCGCTTCGCGGTAAAAAGGCATATCCTGCCTATTAAAATTAATACTTTTAGCCAGCCCGCATCGGCCGCCCAAGAAATAGTGATAGATCCCCTCGCTCATGTCGCTATGACGGTCGCCCACATTGGGACGAGAGTCAACACTGTAAACCACCAAAGTAGGGATACTTGGAGAGTGAGTAGAGTCGGCGCGCTGCCGAAGCACATCGCGCTTCTGGGCGCGGCGGCTGGACTTCCCCAGCTGCTCTAGGGTAACGTTGGTCTTGCCACCGAATCTATCTGCTAATCTAAACGTGGCTGTGTCAAAGCGTACATTAAAATTAAACAATCCTTTAAAGCAAACGTCTCCGTACGCCGCGCTGATCAGTCCGGCGCAGACGTCTTTAATGAAGTTAAGAAGAAAGTAGCTATCTTTATTCGTATTTATAACGTTGGTCATAAACCAATCATTAAAAGCATCCAAGGATATAGGAATGCTTCCTATGTTCATATACTGTGTGATGCCTGTCACCTTTCGAAAACGAAGAGGATCAAGTTCCGCTATTCTCTTAACCCCTGTCTTGCCATTGCCGCAATCAAATTTAACAGACTCTACCTGGTAGGCCCGCAGCGGGTCGACCATCTCCACGGTACCCAATAGCATCTGAAGAGGAGTGGTCTTCCCTTGGGTCTCCACAAGGTGGGCTAGCCTCTGATCAAAAAGTATGTCTATAAGATCGCCCAAATAAAAGAAAGGAATTAGAGTCGTATCCTGATTGCCCGTGTCGAAAATCCCAACATTTCTCGACATGTCTTCGAGAATACGGTCGGCGTCCGATTTGGCCGCATCGTGAGCTTCATCGTTGCCGGCAGTACTGGCGACCAATGAACTAATCCGCACGAACTCATCCATGGACTTGTCACCCTTTGTATAGGTGTCGGCGTCGGAGAGAACGGTGCCGGCGATGTTTTCCGATTGGCGCTGCTTGGCCGCCTTGGCACGATCTTCTGGACTCATGCTACCCAGAGGGTTAAGTAATCGTTGGCGGGGGACTCGCACTCCGTACATTTTACTTTTTTCCGATAGCATATTAAGAAACACACTATACTTGTTGAGTCGGTTACGTTGCATTAAGGCGAGCTGCTCTTCCAAAATTTCTTTTTCTCTCGCAGTATGAGAATCTTGTTCATTCTTGGGGAGCGTCTTAAAAGTATCGACATCTGTCTTATGGGGAAGGTTGGAATATTCTTCTTCAAGACTCTTCAACTCTTCGCTGTGGAGTTCTTTGGCTATAAAGATGTCCGCGTCCGGAGAACGAGCGATACCAGAAAGTGACGCCTGATATTGAATAGCTAGCTCTAAAGTACCGTCCTGCGCAAAGTTAATAGCATGACTGACAATCTGTAGGTACAATGCCTTGCGGGAGGAGTCGACAGCGCGTTTGATGGATTCTAGTTGGGAAGTATTGTAGCCCGGAATGTTGAGTTCCAAGAAGTTAGGAGGAGTTGCCCACCCGACAACGGCTTTTATACGGTAAGCAGCCCCCTCATAAATCTCACCCGAAACTCCACAGGGGCTCGCGAAAGGGTTTGGCTTCTCGGAGGGGTCTTCTTGATCTATTGCTAGGTCTTCGCGCTCTTTCTGGGTGACGGTTGTACCCGATCCAATGATCAAGTCCAGATAGCCGGCCGTTGGCTGGCCAGCAGCATATTCTCCAGTAGGGTTTCCATTATTATCATGAATCTCATTATGGCGGAACAGATCATAAACACTCTGGAAGTGCATGGTGAGGTTTGCAGATATAACATTGTCTACTTCGGCAGGTTGCACTCCATCCAAGGACCAGGTGAAAGATTTGATGCCTGCCCCACCTAGACGCCCATAGCGTTGGCTCGTAATCTGTTCAATGTCGCTGGGGTCTACAAAATTACTGAATGGGATTCTCTTTTCTCCCATTTCCGATAGGTGTCCCTTATCGTCCTTCTTATAATCCGCGCGGAACAATTCAATGTGGGGGGTCATCATCGCCCACAGATCGGGGCACATATTTTGAAGCCAATAAGCCTCAGAGTTGGGGCCCGTACCTTCGGGGGGCCAGCGGTTTCCGCCCGTTTCGCTATCCAGCGCTATCCCGTGGTGAATGCGCGATACAATATTGCCCGGCATTGCGCTGCTGATCTTCCCCACTCTTTTATAAGAAGCACGCTCGCGGGCGGTCGCCAGGGATGCAATGTTCTCAAGAAGATAGCACTGCACATCGTAGGCGTGGATCTCGCCAGGATTAAGGGCCGTCTTTCCTACGTTCTGGGGGGGTGCCGCCTGAGGGTTTCCTGGGGTGCCAGCTACACCAGGAACTTGAATCTTCTCCTTGGGGAGACTATTGTTATCATTGTTAAGAGCCAAGATGATTTCTTTGGCTTTGGTCTTGTAGGCGGCTTGGCCGGCCGTCGAACCGATTCTAACAAGGATAGCTCGATACGCGTCCATAAGCGAAACCGCATCAATATAAAGAAGGTCCGGACGGGCTGCTCCATATCCCTTGTTATAAGAATCATGCAGATCTGGAATCTTTTCCGGGGTGTCTGCTCCTTTAGCGCGCTTCGCGCTATAGCTCACACCGAGGACTTTTTCCCCCCATGGTACATCGCCCGTGGGAAAACTATCCTTGACTTTAGAAATGAGGGGGCTCGTTAGGTCAATGTTCCCCCCTTTAGTAGACTTCTTATATGGAGCGATGGCCTGGGGGTGGAAACTATAATCATCATCTAACTCCTCCTGGGGGAGGGGAGACATAGTGTACTCATCATCTTTCTCGGGAAGAGTATAAAACGCGGCTACGATGGGCGCGCCAATTGTAGGCTTGCGCACATACCACGTATCCGTGGCGCCACCTGAAGGAGTAAAGGGTCCCGACAACCCATCTGTGCGTAGCTCATCCACAAAAAGTGTACTCATCACAACGTTAAACAAAAGAGGATCAACACCAGTGGGTTTTCCAAAGAAATTATGACATTGAGCGACGTAATAAGGGCCCTCACCTTCTTCAGCCTTGCTATCAAAAGCTTTGCACGCACCTATATTTTTTCCCTCCATCAAGGCGCGCCCAAAATCATTAATTGAGGCATTCTTTAGAGCATCAAAATCGCCGACTGCGGCGCCACGGTACTGGGATAAGGCGGTACCATCCTGGAAGCTTGCTGCTGTGACGTCGCCGGGGGACTTCACCTCGACGCCGACCACTGCTGCAAACGCGTTACGAGCGTCTTTAAATAGTTTGAGGTTCTTATTCGAACCTTCCGTATCCGTCGCGGAGATCTTAGGTTTGTAGCCGTTGGAAGGGTCAACAGCGGCCTGAAATACCCCGCCGTTGGGGAGTTCGCTTGTCATCTCTGACTCTAGTTGGGCAATAGTTTGAGTAGACTTAGAGAGATCTGTCAGTTCGTGCATCACCAAATAGTGACCACACTGTTCGGCAAAGGCGTCGAACCACGCCGAAAAAGCTGCCTCTTTATTAGTAACCGACATGCTCTCTTACCTCAAGTATATTCCAAGCACTGTCTCCAGAGGCAGGGGAATATAAATGACATCTCCCACGCTAACGTGTGCTTCAGTGGGGCGCTTATTGTACTGAGCAATAACCCACCAGTACCTAGGCGAATTATAGTATTGGGTGGCAAGTTTATAGTACCGGTCGCCGGTCGTCCACACATGCTGAATGCTATTGAGTTCTCTAATTTGACTTACCGTGGGTGAAACCATATGTGGTGTATCCCAGTGGCGGATGAACTTTCGATCTCGTTGATCCAAAATTTGTTCATACATCTCATTGGCGTTCTTAAAGATTTTCCGGTCATCATAACGATTTGACATATTTTAAGTCCCCCCCAAGACATTGCCAACCTTGCCCTGTTCGATATCGGCATTATTACCATCCCCCTGACTCTCGTCAGTAACATCAACGGCCGAGTCCGGTGGGAGGGTGCGCGCGGGGTCTCGGCCTTTGTCGATGAAAGAGTTCGTCCCCCCATGGGGGAAGTTGCCCACATACTTGGCGCCCGCACGAGCATCTTTGCCAAAATAAAAGCTGTTATCGGCCCCCTTCACCCACCCGGTAAGGTGAGAATGAAGCACCGTAAATTGCAAATTAATAGAGAGTTGTTGATAAAAGATGGTGTCGGCTATGTTAGGATTTCCAAGAAACTTGCCGCTCGACATGGGAGCAGTATCCTTATCGAATGAGCTTTGGGATCCGAAAAATTGACCCGCTTCTAAATCGGGAGAATAATCAACTCCGGCTAAATAACCGAGGAGACCCTCTTGGTCCACATTGTTTTGAATCATATTAGTATACCGCATTCGTAACAAGGGGGCCGCTGCCACAATCGCCTGATCGGCGGGCGCACCAGTAGTACCTTCTCCCTTATCATACACCGGATAAAGAAATTGTATAAGGCGATTTATATTTAAATCATTATCGATGGCTTCGGCTTTACTCCCAGCGACCACATCAAACTCTAAAGAGATGACACGGCCGGTGGATTGGAAAGTTGCCAAGGGATCCATACGGCCGTAGACTTGTGTGGTGGACCAGTTGGAACTGAATGAGTCGCTGAAGGATTTCACCCACCCTCGAAATGTAATCTGTTCACTGGTAGGTAAGTGTTCGATGTGAATTGCAAAAGTGCGGTCATTGGGGGTGTACATGTTTATGCGCTCCTAAAGGGGGATATTTCATCGGACAGGCGTCTGCCCCATTTGCCTTCGCCGCCGACCGTTTTCGCCGTAGTTTCGGCCACATAGTTTTTGAACTCCTCGTTGCCAACAAATACTTTATTGATGATAGTGGGGGGCTCTTGCTTCCCGCTGGCCCCGCCAATCTTGCCCACCATCTTCATCAAGTGTTGGGCGGGATTGGCATCAGCAAGGCGGTCCAAGAAATCGGCCGCAGCGCCTCCGGGCTTCATTCCCAAGAACTCATCGCCGCGGTGAATGGGCGTTATGGTGCCTCCGGCAGCGTCCCCCTCATAAACAAAGTCATCTACACCGCCCACTTTTCTTATCAGACCTCCAGCTATGCCTCCCACCAGTGGAATCTTTTCCACTCCTCCGGCTACTGAGTCGGCCACGCCTGCGGCTTGGTCTTTCACGTAATCAACCGTGTCGCCGGGCATGTTTTTGATATCTTCCCAACCGTCCTTAATCTTTTGTATAATCTCTTGAACCTTTTCCCACACCGCTGTAAAGGGAGACAGCATCCAGTCCTTCAGGCCAGGCGCTGCATTCATCAGGGCTGTCTTTAAGGAATCCCATACTTCTCCCAGACGGTCTCCGGACCAGACAGTCTTTAAGGAATCCCATGCATCAAGGAAAGGTTGGGTAATGTCGCCCCACATTCCTTTGATTTCCGGCCAAACATCTTTCCACGGTTGTACGAACGTTTTGTGGAGCCAGCCGGTCACCTTGTCTGTAACCCATTGCAACCCATCATTCCACATGCCTTTGATTTCCGGCCAAACATCCTTCCAAGGTTGGACGAGGGCATCATGGAACCATTTCATTGTGTCGCCCCCCCTATCTTTAACCCATTGCAACCCATCATTCCACATGCCTTTGATTTCCGGCCAAACATCCTTCCAAGGTTGGACGAGGGCATCATGGAACCATTTCAGTGTCTCGTCCCACATATAGGTAAAGGTCTCGCCCATCGCGTCGAAGCCCCAATCAATATCTGTTATTCCCTTGCCGGCGAGATTCTTATCAATGTTTAACCAGTCGCCTCCTAGTTTAGAAATTCCCTTACCAATTTCATAACCCGTATACGCGGCGCTGGCGATTGCGGCTGCCGGGGCGAGGACTGCCGCGGCACCGCCGCCCGCTCCTGCTGCTCCCGCTCCTGCTGCTCCAGCGGCGGCCGTGGAAGTCAGTGCGGTCGAGGCGGCAGCTCCTGTTCGAGCCACATTAGCGGCTTGGACGGCTGTCTTGCCCTTGCGGACCCATTTCCAAGCGCTACCGGCGCGAGAGGCGGCGCGAGAGGCGCCTCGCTTGCCCATCTCCAAGGCGCTCCGGCCGCCTTGTCGGAGGTGCCCCGCGCCCCTCCTGGAGGCTTCCCAGGCGCTGCGGCCGCCTCTCCGTAGTCGGCCGGCGCCTCTCCGTGTAGCGTCCCACGCTCTACGCATGCGCCCGGGCTGGGCTGGGCCCTGACCGGGACGTACGCCGGCTCGGCGCATTTTAGCGAGCCTTTCCATGGCGGCCCGGCTTGCTGGCTTTTTCATCTGCAGGGGGTTTTGACCCTTGAGCAAATTACTCATTCGCAGCTTGGGCATACTTCGGCGCATATTAATTAGCCCTTGGCCCAGGCGGTTGCCCAGCATTGACGTCGTAACGCGGGAGGCGGCGCCTCTTGCGGCACTCCTCCCCAAAGCAGTGGCGCCGGCCGAGGCCGCGAGGCCACCCCCAACAACCGCCACTTTGCCGCCAGTGGAAAGGTCATCAAATTTTTCCATCCCTTTCTCAACCCAGCCGGTGACCCACTGGATCATATCGCGGATATCTTTCAGGTATTTTGTCACATCGGCGGCCATGGCGTTGATGGCCAGGAGCATCAGTTCCCGGGTACTTTGCGCTTGCTTTGCCCTGTCTTGGACTTGAGTCTTTGTAAGCGCTTCTAGCTTTTCTTCTTCGGTTTCTGCGCCGAAGAGTTTGCGAGCTTCTGCAACATCAACGCCTAGGGCCGAAGCAATCATCTTTTGCTCATACTTGCCCATTTGTTTGAAATTCATGCCCGATTGTTTCATCGACTGCTTGAGAATTTCAACACGTTTCTCCTCTGAGGCGTTCAACATGTCAATAGAGTTCAAATACGGGCCGCCCATGATGGAGTTGAGTTTACCGACTGCTTTGCCTGCGCCCTCAAATGTATCAAACTGCTCAACGACGCCCAGCAATTGGTCAACCGACAGGCCCGTGCTCTTCGACTGCATTGAAAGCTTCTTAAAAACTCCCATTACGCCCTTTCCATAGAATGCAAGCTTCTTAGAAACCGTTGCAAAGTCTTTGGCCACCATATCGAAGGGCATCTTGAGGCCTTCAGCCACACCGGCCACCTGTAACATGACGCCCTCAACTTCTCCAAACCCATACCCCAAGCTCTTTGTGGCTTCGTTGGCAATGTCAGCAGTGGTGTCTGCACTAATTCCCAATTCTTGCAAATAGGCTGCAGTGGCTCTCAGTGATGCTTGGTCTGTCGTGCTTTGCTTGGTAAAATCTGCCATTCCCCGCTGGAGAGATTCCTGCGCTTTAAACAGTTCGCCGGCATTGATGCCGGTTGTCTTCATTGCGTCCGCTTGTACCTCTATCGACTTAGTAAAGGCATAACTGGCGCCTGTGCTTTTGCGATATGCTGCAGATGCCTCGTCTATCTCCTTTGCCACCTTGATGGTGGAAGCTATCACGGACCCAACAAGGCTTATGAAAAGATTAAGAGGGTTGAGTGCCCGCATGATGCCTGTTGTCCAGGCTTTAAATCCTCCCTTGGTACTGAGCAGGGTTTTTGCCATACCCTTCATGCCGCTATCAATCCCCAACATACTTTCCACAGTGCTGTGGCCTTGGTTTTCTAGGTCTTCAAGGGTATCGTGGACGCCTTCCAGCGCCTCCCTGACAATTCGGGCTTGCTTGACGGCTACGGAGCCGGCTTCCTTAGCTACCTTCGTTGTGGTCTCGAAGGCCTTCATCTTGTCCTTGTGCTCTTTCTTTTCAGCGTCTGAGAGCTCTCTGTTGGCGGCCTTCCTGAGGGCCCAAGACTCAAGGTAGGCTATCTTTTCCTTCTCAATGGCGTCGAGCGTCTCCTCTGCCTGGACGATTTCTTGTTGAGCCTGACGATAGGCTGCCATTCGGTCCGGACCGAGGCGTTTGATAAAAAGATCAACTTCCGCGGATTTTACCTGAGCAATGACACCTAAAGTTTCTTTAAATGCTGCATTACGTTGGTTGATTAAATCAATTTCGCGGCGATGCTTTTCTTCGTCGACGTCGAGGTTGCGTGCCGCGTCTTTGATGTTCTCGGCTTGTAACTCTTCAGGTAGGTCTTTTTCGTCCGCCATAAACCCGTACCTTAACTGTTATACGGCCAGCGGAGCCCTGTCTCTTTCTCAAACTTGCTCACGGCGCCCATCAGACGAGAACGGCTGCGCAAAGTGTGTTCATCATTAAGGCCGTATTTCAGGAAGGAGTCCATATACCGCTTCTCATTTCCTAAGGCCGTAGCAAATGCGGCTACTTGGCTAGATGTACCGCGTACTTTGAAAGGCGCAGGATGACCAGCAAACATATGCTGGAGCAGTTTGGTAGTAAGAAAACCAAACGAACGCAGCCAGCTTTCATCTATACTGCTGGGGTCAACGTTTAGGTCGATTACATCCGGTACTAATTCATCCATGGGGGGCCCTCTCGTAAGTAATTAGTTTAAACCAAAAAAGCCGCACATTAATATGAACGGCTCTTATTGGAGGATTTGGACTTACCTGAGCTTTCCTTCATAGCTTTCGACTCTTTTTCAAATTCATCAATCAGTCGATTAACAAACCATCGGCGGAGCTGAATCGGTAAGTTGTATGCTTCAAAGAAGGACCAGCCCCCATGGTGTTTGAGAACGAACAGCTCTTCGTAGACGCCCTCTTGGTATTTAGACGTTAGGCCAAAAAAAGTCGACGCCCAAAGGTACGCCGATCCTCCCCTCATGCAGACAATTGTCACAAGTAAACTCTTGAGTTAAATCTACGTCAGGTACCACCTTATCATAAGTGGCTCGCAATTTGCGGGAAGCGCTTGCCGGAAGCACATCGATAAATTGTGCGATAGAGTTGGGGTCCGACATTCCATTAACTCCCTGAATGATCATATGGAGTTGATTGGTGATGGGCGACTCGGGAAGGTTCATCTTCTTTTGTTTAGCCTTGCGGGCGGTCCATGAGTTCTCATCAGCGCCAGTCAAAAGTTTAAGTTCGACTGTGACAGTTGTTGTCCCAATCTCTAGTGCCACCTCGAAGTGGCCCGAAGGCAGAAGAGTAGCGCTCTCGGGCAACTCTTGTGCAGTGTCCAATTCTAATTCTTGTAGGTTAAAGGTGTGGTTGCAAATGTCATCACAGCCCGGGCACTTTATGCGAGTCTCATAGCCGGCGCCGAAGCCGGTGATACGTGTCGCCATAATAAGCGCATTCTTATCTCCCAACAAAAGGTCGGTTACTTTGATTTGTTTATTAACGATTACTGATTGAAGAAGTCGATCGACTGCGACGCCTTTCTTAAGAAAAGACTCAGAGGTCAAAATATCTTCTTCTTTGGCCGTCATATGACGGATCTCAACGGTGTCGGAGCCGTGAAGAGGGTGACCTTCACCATAAAATCTGCCTTTGCTGGGGAGGTCTACAAAATCAGTTGGTGTTACAAACGAAAACGCTGTTGTAGAATTATCCTCAACGGCAGGGGCCGGACTTCCTTGGTCCGGGTTAACTGGATTGCCTCCAAGAGCGCGCTCCAGATTGTTTCTTTGTGCCATTCATTACCTTCTTTCTTTTCTAAGTACCGGCGCCGAAGTTGGTGGTTGGTATCTGACGGCCATCATACTCTGCCCAATCATACCGCATTCCGATCTCAATATTAAGTAAATCATCACCATCATAGTCCAAATCACCAAAAGTGGCAGACTTAATGAAAGCATTGCGGAGCGTCCACTCGGCAATCTTACTACCATCGCCATCAAGTTCCTTAATGGTAACGGTACCCAAAGCCTGCTGTGAGTCTTTCTTATTAATGGTTCCCGGCGTGGTCCCTAGCTTCTTGCGCTGTTCCGGGGGGACAAGGTAGCCCGATCCTTCGAGGGCCCTAAGGAGAAGGGCCTGGCCATCAGGGTCAACTGAGTTAACCAAGGTCACCGTAACTTCATTCCATGTTACGGACCCGGGATAGTAATAGGTATTTCCTAAGAATTTGTGCTCGGTTTCGCTTACTTCAAAAGAAGGCTTCGTCGCTGATTTGGCTAAATAGAGCTTATACATACCGATCCCGGAAAAGTTAACCGTAAATCGATGTTGTCTTTTCGGCTCTGAGCCGGGTAGTGTCCAAAATGGCATTTTAATAATCTCCTAGAAGGGCTGTATTAACTAGATACGCTCCTTGAAAAATCCTTTCATTTCTCTTTTTAGTCATCGAAAGATGCTCCCGTGCGACTAATATTGAAATCAATGGCAATGAACTCGATGGCGCGGGTGGGCTTCAAGAAAATCTGGGCATATAAGATGTTCCTATCGACTAACTCGGGAGTGGTTGTCGTCTCATCTAAAACCACCCTAAAATCGCTAAGTCCAAAGTTACCCTGCACTTCGCCTAAGAAAGGCTTCACCATTCCGATGAACCGATCCCAAGTGATCTGTACGTTAGGATCGAAGAGGAGTCGCGAAGACATTTGCGAGATGCGCTTCTTGACGAAAATCATCAGGCGCCGCACGTTAATCCGATCGAGGGCGGAGGGGGTAACCTGCAGGGTCTTCTGACCAAAGATTACAATGCCTTCTGCCGGGAACTTGGCGATCGGGTTAATGTTCGCCTCATACAAGTCGTCACGGTCCTTGCGTCGCAGCTGGTGCGACACGTCAAGGACTGGAATACCAGCTGATCCTTCTGTGAGTCCGCCGCGATTAAAGCCGGCGGGAGCGAACCACACCTGCGTTTTACGCTGGGAACTTGAGAAAGTACCAAGGGCAGCAATGGAAGGCGGCAGCCAAACCATGTTTCCAGCGATGGTGTCGCGGGAGCGAACCCAAGGATAGAAAGCACAACCATACGAAGAGTTAAGCGCTCGGTCCCTCAAGTTATTGATAACTGTCTTCAGGGCACTCGCGGTGTTGTTTCGGCTGATACTTGTGCTATCGGCGCGAGGAGCGAAACCGCCCTTCAAGTCAATAACCGCTAGGGCATCAGCGCGATCTTCACAAATGTTGAGTAAGTGGTTTGTAAGACCTTCGTGTGTAAGACCAGGCATAGAGGCAAGGTTCATCTCGACAACCTCAGGGTCCGAAACAGAGTCCATAGCTCTCTTGATACTGTTAAACTGATAGCTGTTCTGATCAGAGATACTGCTAATACCGTTGAGTAACGAATTCCGGAAAGGATTCATCTCGGTGATATCGAGACCATCAAAGCCGCCGTACAACGGTACCGTAAAGCGGTCGAAGCCGGCGCCCAGGACGCCAGAGACTGCGCCCGACTGACAGGTGAGCGAAGTACCCGCTGCGTGAGAACCAGATACCCAGTAAGCAAAGCCACCAGAGCCCGTAATATCATCCAAAGTAAACCACGTGGAGCGTTCAGAGATGTTGGCTGCTGGGCCGCCGAACATTGAAGTAACAAGTCCGCCGCGGGCCATATAGAGGTCCACGTTGGAGTCATCAAAAGTGGTACCGCCAGCAGTTCGGGTGGTTTGCATTCCGAAGTAGGCATCCGTGGGGCTAGCAAGATTGCCAGCCGAAGCGCTTACGCGGAATTCAGGTGCCGGATTTAGCACAGACGCCGTGAGGGCTGATCCACTGATAGAGAAAACCGAAGTGTTGCTATTCTCGTCTCCGGCGAAGCCTCCCACAGCTGTGGAAGCACTGTAGCGATAATCGCCACCGATAGTAGAGGATGCACTGACCCAGTTACCTTTGCTTTCATTAATCGTGAGGGTGCTGTCGTCTAGGTACTTGATAATGCCGCGGAAACCGAAAGGAAGAGTCGCTGCGTCAATCGCATAGCTCTCCACATCGTCTGCCATGGCCACACGAATGTAGTCTGATCGGCTGTCGTACTGTCCCTCGACGCGGTATCGACGTTCGGCCGCCACCCATTCGCGGCGGCGATCTCCGATCTTGCGCGCGACATAGTCCAGAGAATCCGGATTGAGGTTGCAATTATCGAACTGCTCGACAACCTTAACAACATTATCACTGTCATCCAACTTTCTTACAACGACCGAGAAACTACCATAGGCCGTGGACTCGTTAGTAGAACTCTTGATGCTCTGAATGGAGACCTTGAGGTTCTTATTAGTCCAAGAGCCGGGCTCTTCTAGAGCATGCACGGTGAAAAGACCGGGCATTAATTCCACGTTATAGCTGTTAGTCGAAGTACCACGCTGTAAAACATCGCAGCCTAAAATAAGTGGAGATTGCGCAGCCTGGAGGGGGTCTCGGTGTCCGGCTGCAGTTCCGTTGCTCGCGTTTGTAAGGGGAACAATAGCGGCGTAAGTTGTTGCTGTTGAAGGAATGTTGGCCTTCATGTGGCGATCAAAAGTCTCCCCAAGCCAGTAATTATCCGTATCAGTGTTTATCGCGCTATTGGTTTTTTGAGGATTGGTATTAAAAACCTTACGAATATATTTGGAATCGGAGTTGGTAAAATTAAAAACCGTTTTCAGGTCGTTCGTCCCATCATAGCTTTTAATGAGCATATTAAACTCATAAGGTACGCCGGTGTCCTTAACGATAACCGACGAGCCCGAAGAAGCAATACCAGTGGTAGCTGTGGAGCCGGTAGCCGCCACAATGTTCCCCGACATCTGAAGAAGGGCCGGGCTTGAGCCGGTGCTATAGAAAATGGCGGCGAGGGCTCCTTCAAAAGATCCCGTCGCATTAGAGCCGGAGGTGGTAAAATCGCCTGACCAAGGAAGTGCCTCAAAAACTACTAAGCCCCAGGCCTGAGTCCCGGTCCAACCGGAGTTTCCTTCGCCGGAGAGAGAACCTTCGCCTTCGGCGCCTAGAAGTCGCACATAAGTAAGGGGAGAACTGTTTTTAAGATAAGCCTGCGCCGCGTACGCACCATATGTGGGGGCCGTAGTATTGGCGCCGGTGCGCCAAACATCCGAACCTCCTCTGCCGGGGCTCGGGGCACCGAAGACGTTCACAAAATCTTCAAAAGAATTGACGGAAACCGGGCGAAGGCCCGGGCCTTTGGCTGCGCGGCCGATGATGACAGGCCCGATGCCTGCGGGCGATGCAGGAAGCTGCGAATTGTCGATTTCATCAACAAAAACTCCCGGCGAAACAAATCTAAAGTTTTTAACTGACATTAGTTAGCTCTCCTATGACTGAATGGTCTTATTAAATAGTATCTTATAATGGTAACAGACTTATTCTCTTCTAAAGTGGATAAATTCACGATTCCAGTATCGCAGTTAGGACTTACGATACCATCCCTCCTCTTGTCCTTTGCGAGTAACTGGTGCGTCGTCAAAGACGGTGCGCTCGCGGCCAATACGATATTCCACTGCGTTTTCCCGTCTAACAATTGAAGGAGGTTCTTGGTTTTCACCTTCCCCAATCAAGTACCCCAACACCTCCATGGTAACAATGGTTTCATAATTGCGCTGCTCCATCCCCAAATTGGTTTGATTAGAGTTGTCGGCAAAAGAGCCATTAATGAAGACTTCATAGGCATGCCCCTGTGCTTTTATGCGCCTAGGCATCCGGGAATTGCCCGCAATTGTAAAAAACGGTCTTATAAGTTCATTCATTTGTTGTTGATACTCACAGCGCAACGCAATTTCATATGTAACGGTCACCCAGACTGGGAGAGGAATTGTAACAGTTTCATAAACCACACGTTGCGTGCTCATCAGCCGCTTGTTTACGCTATAGCGTGCAGAGCGGACTTGAGAATTTACGCCGTAGCGCCGATTCGCATAGGCATTTTGGAATTGAGCAGTTTTCTGTTGATTAATTCCGCGAGCAATTGTAATAGTACCTCCGCGGGCGTCGGGAACCGGGTAAAGGTTGGCATAAGGCAGGCCGCGGCGGTTAGGTTCTTTATTAACACCTGTGCGTGCGATAGTAATGAGGGGCAAGATAAGGGTGCCGTCTTTGTCTCTAAGTTCTTTATCGTCTTTGACTTGGTAGGCGCGCTCTGTGGTCGTCCATAACACGGGCACTTTTTTAAACCCTTCATTAGAAACAAGCTGGAGGTCAAGGTCCGCATTTACAAAGTCTAAGACCGCACGATCGATAGTTTCCAAGCCCGATGGCTGGAGTGTTATTTCTTCAAGCTTATCCTCAATTTCCTTGTCGCCAATATAAGCATACCTTTTGTCTCTTGTCTTTTTTTGAATTTCTTCTTGTGTGCGCTTACTCCGAGCCATAGTCCAGGTCCCCCTAGCCTACGTAGATGCCAGTCGGCACATTGGAAAGAACTTTTTCGGCTGAGTCTTGCATACTTGAATCAACCTCAGCCAGCTTATCGTAAGTAATCATATCCAGAATCGCCTTTAGCTCATCCCGCAGAGCACTCTGTTCGGCGGCAGCTTGACTTAAAAGATCCGATGCATTGAGTGTAACACTTTCACCTGGGATTGGAATGGAGGCAAACTTGCCCCGAATTTGCCCCAGCATTTCCTTAGTGAGCGCTAGTGCAAAGCGCCTGATCCACTGTTTTCCAATAGAATTGATACTGGAGTATGGCAGATTATTAAAGGGAACGGTGTTAAGATTATTTATGCCCTTTGATCCCGTGGAGCCGCGGCCAGTGTCGTCCCATGGTTCGTATTGATTATCAATTGTGAACTGGATCCAAAAGCTTTTGGGACTTGTGTCATCAGGGGTGGGGAAAAGCCTGAGCATGTTGTCTTTAATCTCATAAGAATAATGAGAGGTCCGTGTATATATAGCATCTTCATAGGCCATAGCCTGTAGTTTGTTCTGCCACACCGGTATAATGTCAAACGTGGAGTCATCCGCAAACTGCCCATAGGTTCTCATATTTCCCACAACGGAGAAGCCCCCGTAATAACCATAAAATCTCCACATGGCACGCGGGCTCTTAAAAAATACTTTACGAACTATAATTCTCTTATCTTGTACTGCGCCATAATATGGCACCGTCGTATCAGCAGAGGACGACGAAGAAATTAAGGTCTGAAGATCATAATCTTGTCGTTGTGGAATAGTGGAGAATGAAGCTGAATAAATAGGGGTGAGGCCGCCGAATCCCGTCTCGGTGGCTAAACCTTCGGATATCCGGCGGACGTAACCATAGTCGAACCTGGGGTAGCGTAGCTCGATGTCCGATCCCGAAAGAGCTGACCCTGATTCAATCTGTCCATCTTGATTAAAAGAGGCTGTTGCTGCGCCTAAATAATTCGATAGCGAATTTTTTGTCTGATGAAGATTAATAAGATAGGAATACTCTAATACAGCTTCTTCGTAAGCAGCATATACATTTCCTTCGCTTAACTCAATATCGAGTACATCTCCGCCTAACTTCTTGTAGGTATAAGCCACCTGATCGACGGCGCCAGACAAAAAGGGACCGGACTCTACATATATTCCAAATGGCAACGAGCTAGATACATTTGCAATCGCTCCCGTAACGGGTAAAATATTAGAATTACTCGTGGAGGCGGGTTGTAAATTAGGGATTGCCATTGATAATACCTCTTTTGTTCATTACTAAATAGAAAGCCCCGGCTCTTTCGAGCCGGGGCTTTCAGAAAAGTTGACCGAAGTCAGCTCTAGACTAGATCTTGTACAATCACAAGACCGTACATGTCAGGACGCACCATCTTCTTGGCGTATCGAGTCATGACTCCCTTACGGGGCACGAAATCTTCAACACCGAAGATTGTAGGCGTAGTCTGCAGTGGCACGTACGGAGCGTAAACATAGCCACTCTCTAGGAAGCTACCTCCGCGTCGGCCAACGAGGACCAAAGTACGCGGGAAGTACGGATCGACATAAATGTCGAACTTCTTCGAAAGTGAACCAACCTTCACGGTTCCAATATCGCCACGATCACTATCAGCAGTCACGTTAGCGCGGAAGCCAGCGGTGAACTCAAGGATGTTGGCAACTTCAGGTCCGCAGACGACGAAGTTGGCAGCACCGCGCAGAGTCTTGCGGTGGATCTGGGCAGAAACATCGTTGATGGTCTCAACGAGGGTCTCATACCACTCACTAACGTTACCAGTGAAGTCAGGCGTCGTAGAGGCACCCATTTCCACACCAGTTTCGCGGTTGACGAAACGACCAGCAGCACGGGACCAGTGGCGGATGCCAGCGGTTGAGCCACGAACGAGGTCCTCAAGGATCTCGCGATCAATTTCAAGAGCGATCTGCTCAGACAGAATCTGAGTAAGCTCGACCTCGGCGTCAAGGTTGTGGTAGGCGTTAAGATCTTGTCCTAACTCCGGGGTCCACTTAGCCTTGAGCTTCTTGGTAAC